ATTTATTTGGAGAATTTTTTTTTTTGGAAATTGTTGTCCAATCTTTTTCGATAACAATAGCTGTTGACATTTTCTATAAATACTATATTGTACTATATCTTTAAGTATAATAAAAATTAAATACATCAAATTTTCAATGTTTAAAAAGATAGATGAATAATAACTATATAATAATGAAAATTAGTAATGGAACAAATGAAATATTATTAGCATTTGATAGTGGTAAACCTTTTACTCTAGGGAAAATTGGCACAAGTGAATTAAATTCATTGTTTGTTATGTTTTTAAAGAAAAATAATATATCTCATCCAATTCTACAATATTCAAATAGTTTTATTTTTAACATATCACGTTTATCTGGTATTTATCCAGATACTGAGGAAAATATTAATAATTATTTGGAAAGATTTACAGAATATCTTAAGGAATTAGATATATGTGCTATATGGAATCAAAATCGTGAATTTGAAATAACACTAATGAAATCATGTAATCCTAACTTTAAACAAATAGAATTGATTGATATAGAACCATTTTATTTTGATATTCACTGGTCATACTTTTTAAAAAAAAAAAATGTATTAGTAATTTCGAGTTTAAGTAAATCAATTGAAACACAATATAAGATTAAGGATAAAGTTTGGACGAATGGATTATTACCGGATTTCAATCTTATTACATTAGATTTTCCGACAATTTATTACCTTGTAAATAGTGATAAACAACAGACATATCCATTAAATAGTATAGAGTTATTAGATAATTATATAGAAAAAATCCGTAATATAGATTTTGATATTGTTTTGGTGGGTGCTGGGGCATATAGTATTCCATTAATAATTGAGGCGAAACGTATGGGAAAAATAGGTATACATTTAGGCGGAGGATTACAAATTTTATTTGGTATTAAGGGAGCTCGTTGGGACAGTCATAATATTATCAATAAATTCTATAATGAACATTGGAAAAGGCCTTATCCAGAGGAAACTCCTGATAATTATAAAATAGTTGAAGACGGCTGTTATTGGTAAATAAAAAAGGTATAAAAACTTATGCTTAAAATCTAAGATATTAATATATTATATAATATTTATGTCTGAAATTTCTTTAGAAAAGTTGAATTTAGATAAAGATTGTTGGGATATTATTGATAGTTATTTTAATACGGTTTCTAATTATATTAGTAAAAATCAAATTGATAGTTTTAATATGTGTCTTGATGAACAAATAGCTAAAACAATTCGACAATTTAATCCTATACAATCCGTTTATGATTATAAAGGGGGTCGTTTTGAAGTTGATATAATTATTGGGGGAAGTATAAAGGATGATATTATTATTAATGATGGAATGGGTATAACTATAGGGAAACCGGTAATTTATGAAAAAAAAAAAGTTATAGATCCTAGCACGGGTATTGAAGAAGAAATAACTAAAACTAAACAATTATATCCGAATGAAGCTCGACTTAAAAATTTAACATACAGTATAGCTATTTATACAGATATCCATATTTCATATAAATACTATGAAAGTGAAAGTTTAAAATTTAGTGATAATTCTACATTTAAAAATAAATTATTAGGACGGATGCCTTGTATGTTACAATCTAAGGGATGTGTATTAAGTGCTATACCGCGCGCTAATCTTAAAGAATTTGGTGAATGTCCATATGATCATGGTGGATATTTTATTATAGATGGTAAAGAAAAGGTTATAACAGCCCAAACTCGTCAAATTGAAAATAAAATTTATACAAAAAAAAATAAACCGGATGATCCTAATGAATATGAAGCTGAAATACGTAGTGTTCCTGAAAATACGCATCAACCCGCCAGAATTACTCGTATATTATTAAAACGACCTGTTGAAAAAATAGAAAGTATAAAAAAGGGTGAAAGGAACACGCCAGATATACAAGTAAATAAATCAGGTATTATTAGTGTATCTGTTCCTAACATAACTGAATCTATTCCTATTTTTATTATGTTTAGAGCATTAGGGGTTACTACAGATAAAGAGATTTTACAATATATTTGCGGTGATTTAGATAATAATATGGCTAAAAATAAACATGAAAAACCAATGTCTGAAATATGGCAAAATTATTTATATGATAATATTTATTTAGCATCACAAATTCATAGTCAGTTAGATGCTTTGCGATATATTCAAAATATCATTAGAAGTTTGAACCCACGTAAAAGTGAGAAAAAAGATGTTTTGACTGATGATAAATTAAGAAAGAGTAAAGAAGCACGTATTAAATATTATCAATTATTAAAAGAAAATGAAGATGTTGATTTTAGATATATTATGGATATTTTATTCAATTGGTTTATTCCACATATGGGAACAAGTAATTTTACGGAAAAAGCCGCATTCTTAGGTTATATGACAAGAGAATTACTTAAAACTAAATGGGAAATGTTAGAAATAACTGATCGTGATAATTACACATACAAACGAATAGATGTTGGTGGATTTTTAATGTCAACAATGTTTCGCGATCTTTATTTTCGTGTAAGGAATTTTTTAGAACAAAGTATAAATACAAACTATAATGAATTAGATAAGAAACAATCAATTATTGTAATTAGTGAACAATCTGGCTATAAATCTAACTTAAAAGATATTTTAGTAAATGAAGAAAATATCTCTACTTTTTTTAATCAAGAAATTATAACAGATGGATTTAAATATGCCTTTAAAAACTGTTGGGGCTTAAAAAACGCGCCGTGTAAAGAAGGCGTAGTACAAGATTTAGCTAGATTAACATATCTTGGTATGATCAGTCATGTGCGTCGGGTTGTTACGCCATTAGGTTCTAGTAGTAAATTACGCGGTCCTCATATGTTACATCTTTCTACATATGGAATTTTATGTCCAATTGAAACCCCCGATGGTGCTAATGTTGGTGTTAAAACTAATATTGCTATATTAACTGATGTGACATTTGGAACAAATAGTAGTGGTATCTATCATGCGTTGTTAGATAATCATTTAATATTGGTTAATCAATATCCAATTGAACAAATTGTATCTAATAAAGAATTAGTGACTATATTTTTAAATGGACGGTTAGTAGGCTATCATAAATATCCTAATATTATTGTAAAGCGACTTAAATTATTACGACGTAATGCGTATATTAATATCTATACAAGTATCGCTTGGTATATTGACCGTATGGAAATTAAAATCAGCACAGATAGTGGTCGTAGTTGCCATCCAATGTTAATAGTTGAAAATAATAATTTAAAAATGACACGTTCGCATTTAACTGAATTAAAGAATGGAACAAAAAATTGGTATCATCTAATTGCTGGGCGTGATGATTGGAACCAATATGATCCGCGTTATCATAAAACAAATCTTACAAATGATGAATTAGATGCTAGAGGTGGTGTAATTGAATTTATTGATACGGAAGAATTAAACACTTGTTTATTGGCAATGAACTATAGTATGTTACTCAATAATCCTAATTCCAGGTTTTCTCATTGTGAAATACATCCATGTATAATTTTTGGTATTATGGGCAATATTATTCCATATGTTCAAACAAATCAATTACCTAGAAATTTATATAGTTGTGGTCAGGGTAAACAAGCTATAGGAGTATATGCTTCGAATTTTTTAAATCGTATGGATACTAAAACACAAGTTCTATATTATCCACAAAAATCACTGGTTCAAAATCGCATAAGTAAACATCTTTATAATAATACACTTCCATATGGAATGAATGCTATTATATGTATAGCTTGTTATACTGGATATAATCAAGATGATAGTATTATTTTTAATAAAAGTGCCGTAGATCGCGGTCTATTTCGTTCTATTAAATATCGAACATATAGCATTCGTGAAGAAGAAAATGAATATACTGGTCTTCGTTCTAAAATATGTAATCCGCATTTAATTCAAGATAGTAGAATAGTTGTTCAAAATCTAAAACCTGGTAATTATAGTAAATTAGGATTAAATGGTATTATTGAAGAAGGAAAAAAAGCAGATGAAAATGATATTGTTTGTGGAAAAGTAATTATGACGAATAATTATGATGCTGATGGAAAACAAATATATCTAGATGCCAGTGAATATGTTCGACGTTCTGAAACAGGAACGGTTGATAAAACTTTTTATAGTTTTGATAATAATGGCTTTATGTTTGTAAAAGTTCGACTAAGAAAAGAAAAAATACCTGAATTGGGTGATAAATTTGCCAGTCGGAGTGGTCAAAAAGGTATTATGGGTATGTTATTAAATGAATCAGATATGCCCTTTTCAGCAAAAGGTATTCGTCCTGATATGATAATTAATCCACAGGCATTTCCAAAACGTATGACAATAAGTCAGTTTGTAGAGTCATATTTTGCTAAAGGATGTAGTTTATTAGGAATTTTCGGGGATAGTAGTCCATTTCAAACTATTCCAATTGAAAAAATAGGAAGTGTATTAGAAAATTTAGGATACGAACGATATGGGTGTGAATTATTATATAACGGGTCAACCGGTGAACAATTGGAATCAGATATTTTTATAGGTCCAACTTATTATGAACGTTTACAACATCAAGTTGAAGATAAAATACATAGTAGGGCAGAAGGAGCGGTTACAATGTTAAGTAAACAACCTACAGGTGGTCGAAGTATAGGTGGTGGTTTACGTATAGGTGAAATGGAACGCGATTCACTGTTGGCCCATGGAGTTTCTGGGTTTATTAAAGAAACTATGTCTGATAGAGCAGATACTACTGATATTATTATTTGTTCCGGATGTGGGCAAATTGCTATGGCTAATATTCAAAAAAATCTATATCATTGTTATAATTGTAATAGTAGTCGCGTATATTATGACAAAAATAAAATGCATAAAGAACAAACAGAAACAAGTAAAAATGATTTCGAATTATTACAAGTTCCTTATGCTATGAAATTACTAACACAAGAATTAGAAGGAATGTCTATTCAACCACATTTTATAACTGACAATTCTTCTAAAAAATGGAAACCCTTGACAGAATTATCTGATTTTTATAATGACCGGACAACTCGTAAGGATTTATTTAAAATTACTAGTAAAACGTATTATACAGAACAAGGTAGAGAACTTGATTCTCCATTTAGAAAATATCAAAATATAATAAAATCAATATTATTAGGCGGAGCCAGTGCTTACGCTAAACTACATAGTTCTAATGAACGTGCTAGTTTAATTGATTTTAGTGCTGGTCGTGGTGGAGATATCATGAAATGGATTGAATCAGACTATAAATACATATTAGCATTAGATATTGATGAAAATGGTCTATTTCATTCTGAAGATAATTTATCAAAACGTATACAAAAATTTAAAGAAAATAGAGACTTTTCTGCTTGGTTTCAAAAATCAAAAATTGATATAGGTGTAAGTAATAGTTGCGAAAATTTACTTAATGGGGATAGCTATAAAAGCACTAGTATTAATAATAAGAATAAATTGGATAAAATTTTAAGTTTAATGGGACCAAATTCATTTGATGTAGCCAGTGTTCAATTTTCAGCGCATTATTGTTTCGATAGTATTTTACATATAAATAATTTATTAAAAAATATAAGTGATTGTTTAAAAATTAATGGGATTGCTATACTTACAACACTTGATGGTAAAAAAGTATATGATTTATTAAAAAGAAATCGTGGAAATAAGAAATTTATGGTTGATAATATAGAATTATATTCAATTTCATTTAAAGAAAATTATCAATGGGATACATTACCCAATGATAAAACTGGAATAAATGTAGCTATTAATGTAAAATTAGCATCTACTGGAACTGAAATTTTAGAATATTTAGTTCATCCGCAATTATTATTAACTCAAGCAAAAATAGCGGGATTACGATTGGCTACAATTGCTGAAGTAAAAAATCATTTTCAATTTTTAGATAATCCGGTTGACCAGATGACCAATCCCAGTATGTATATGAATAATAGTACAATTAATGAATTATTTAAAAACGTTCGTTTTGATGGACTAAAACAATTTGCCGAATTATTCAATTATTACATTTTAGTCAAAGAAAAACCTATAGAACTAACTTTCGAAAATTTAGAACAATGCCACAGAACAATTGTGCCAGAAATATTAACTATTTCACCATATGATGTTTATTATTTTTGTGATCTATACAGTAGAAAAAAAACAGCAACGGAAATACCTAGTGAAACAAAATTATTAACAAAACAAGAATTAGAACAAATTAATAGTAAACATAAATATTTAACTATTAACTCTAATAGTTTTAATAGCACATTAGAAAATAGTATAGTTCAAACAAATGATATTATTTATGTATCAATTAAAAATGGAAATATAGTATTTTATGCACCAGTATCTAATAATAAAGGAAATTTAGTCAGTAAAGTCATCCCATCTAACTATCGAAATATTTTTGATTATTATATGAATAAATTCAAAGTCTATCCTGAATTAGCCAATGACCTTATTATAGAAAATCAAAGTGAATGGCGTATTGAAGGATGTATATTAAAAAATACAAAAAATAGTATCAAATGGAATGATACTTTTTATGCTGAAATTTATCATATGTTATTTATATTATGCCGTGAAAGAACAATATTTGATGCTGATATTTTAATAAACAAAGGAGATACTAAAATTCAATTACCTATAGATGATTCTACAAAAAAAAACTATCCTATTTTACAATTTTTTGAAAATATAGAAAACCCTGATCCTTTTATAGCCATTCCAAGCGCAGTTGACTGGTGGCTTATTACCCGTTTATTTTTTAAAACGAGTAATAAATGTGTTAATGATTATTTACATGAATTAGGTGGAAATACAGTTATATCTGATTGGGATAAAAAAATAGATAAAGCAGTTTTTCGTAATGTAGCACGTGGTTGTAATACTATACCAGGCCATCATAATTTACGTTTAGAATTAGCAGAATTAATCAAAGATAGAGATGACGTTGATGCTGCTTTTACAAGTATTGATAATTCCGATATTTTTATATCTGATACCGAATTTGATTTTATAAAAAAAACAGATGTAGAAAAATTATTAGCAATCAAAAATGATTTAAAAACATATACAGAATTATCAAAATATAAATTTATTTTTTCTGCTGCGGCGTATAATGTAAGTCTTAAATTGGGCTATTTATTATCATTAGGCTCGGTTGTAATTCAATATCAACATATACATAATTCCAATAAACTATGGTTTGAAAAATATTTAACACCATTTTATATAGATCAACGAAATAATCCTGAAAATTGTGACTATATAATCATTACTAATCAATCAGAATTGAGTTCTACACTAGAATGGTGTCATTCAAATGATGCTATGTGTCAGACAATTGCTAAAAATGCTAAAAATAAAATGAATAGATTATTAACAAAGGATGCTGTATTAGACTATTTACAATACACAATTAATATGACATATGGTATGATGTATCAAAAACAAACACCTACAAAAATTTTTGAAATCGAATTTCACGTAGGAAATATAGATGTTGAAAAACGAATTGCTGATTTAATTGAATATAATAAAGACATTATAAAAGGATATTTTAATTTGGATAGTATGGAATTTAATGGTATAATAAATCATAATAATAAAATATATTATAATATACATTTTACTGGCACTACGGAATTTTATAGTGCTAAAAATTTCTTAGAAAGTATATCTGATTGGGTAACTGTATATATTAATAATATTAGTTTACATGTAATGAACCAAATACAAACTAAATTAAATGAAATAGAAAAATATTTTTATGTGTATTTAATTATTCAAAATGATAACTTAATAATTTTTGGTGATAATAAAAATGTTGATAAATGTGTAGAATATATTTCAGATGGTAATAATGTAGATAATCTTGATATACTTCCTCCATTCGATAACAAACAAATACGATTAAAAATTAATGAAACTGATTTACAAATAGGTGTTCGTCTTGAAAATCTTGCTATTGTTTTTCCAACTTTTCATGGAATAGACAATACACGCATAGTCAGTGATAATATTAAAATATTACGCAATATATTCAAGAAATATAATTTAGAACCATTTATATTAGAAATACATCAAAAAGATATTACCACATTAGAACGTATTCCAACGGACATAGTAAAGGAACATACTGAAAGAGATGCAGCCTATTTAAAACCAAATATAATTGGAATATTTTCTATAGCAGGTCGTATCGTTCCATCTAAATACAAAAAAATATTATTTATAGAACCAGGATGTATATTACAATTAGCAGATGAACTTGAAAAACGATTTATTAGTGTATTATCTGGTTTTACCCCAATAATTAAAATGGGACAGATGATTTTATTTAATCAACGTGATATATTAATGAATATTCCTCCATATTTTTTTGGAGCAAATACCTTAATATTAGAACAAATATTAAAACAAACAATTCCAATTGATAAAGATATAGATACTACCCAATTTGATATCATACATACCACAAAAAATGAACCGTTAGAAAAAGACTTAATAATTAATAATTTACCAAATTCTGTTTTTTTTACAATTATAATGGAAAGAGTAGATGAACCTAATAAAAAATATATAGAAGTTGATTTTACAATAGATGCTTTACCCTTGGTTTTATCCAGAGAAAAACTACCTACTCAACAACCCGGTTCAATTCAATGGATAGGTGATTATATAGGTAAGTATCTTGGTGATCATTTTGTAAAAATGAATGATCAAAATATTGAAATTATACATCCTGTTGAATTAGATTTTATAAATAGATTAACACAAGTAATTGAAAATGTATTATATAGTAACTATGGACTACAATTAAGTATAAATGTAGTTCAAAATGAAGATAAAATTATAGTCAGTTTATTACCATATGTTGAAAAGAAAATTACTAATTTATCTCAAATAATTCCATATTATACAATTGGTAAGAAATATTACTTACATGATATAACAGTTGAAGATTTAGAAAAAATGAGTGTATTAATTAATGAATTAAAGGAAAACACACCTAGAGACAATAAATTACTAATTCCAACTTTACAAGATTGTGTTCAAATTATACGTATAGGTAATTTTGTCATCTATTATAATGGACAAAATGATAATATAGTTATTTATAGTTTAATTGATCAGGATGTTTTAAGCGAAAAACCCGAATTTTTAAATAGTGTAGACTTAAATTTATTATTAATCATGTTTAAAGACAAAAATGATTCGCTACTTAAAATAGTTTTCCCTGAAAAAAACAGACTAGAATTCCAGAATATACCTCAAATTAAGAAATATATTGGTGTAAAAACGGCAGAACAAACTAAAATAAGTAGAACAATTGTAAAAAATTTAACTTTATTAGAACCACCATTATTCGATTTTGAAGATAAATTGGGATATAATGATTAATCAAAAAAATTGATTTGTATGATTGACAGAAATACAATAATAAAAAATGCGTGGAATTCGTACAATTTGGTTTGACTTAGAAACAAATGGATTAAATCCATTTCACAATAAAATTATTGAAATAGCTGCGATTGATAACGAAGATAATGCTTATCAAAGTTTAATTAAAATAGGGACACCTCTTGAACAAAAAATAATTGATATAACTAAAATTACAGATAGTATGCTTGATAGTATGGGTATTGATGAAAAAACAGTAATAGAAAATTTTCATAAGTATTTGATTGGAAATAGACAAAATACACGCACATTTATGATTGCTCATAATGGGGATAGTTTTGATAGAATGTTCCTTAAAACCGCTTTTAAAAAATATGAATTATCTATACCTACAAATGTATTCTTCGTAGATAGCTTACATTTGGCTCGTATGACTATGCCTAATAGAACTAGTTTTAAACAAGAATTCTTGGCTGAAAGGTTTAAAATTACTAATCCATCACCACATAGGGCTTATGGTGATGTCATAGTATTACGTGCTATTTGGGAAAAGATGGTGCAACTATTCAGTGCTAACCATGCTAGAACAGACATTGTTTATATATATAATACAATTTACTATTAATATTTATTTTTTGTTTAATGTGCTATAATAGCTTAACAAACTTTTTTCAAAATTAATAAATGGAGAAAAAGCAATAGGACGTTGATTTTTTATATGTGTAATAGCCGCTCCTGGGTGTAAATTATGTTTACTAATCAAATATGCCGCGACAACACAAGCACTGCGCTGCATTCCAGCATGACAATGAACATAAATATTTTCATTACGATTTATATGAAATTTCATTATATCTACTATTTTAGGCAAATATAGATACATAATATATAAACTATTATCTTGCCGGTCATCATCTACAGGTATCCTATATTTATATGGCACTTCTTGATTATTAAAATAAAATGGTAAATCTTTTGAACAATTGATTATAACCTTAATATTATTATCTTTTATAAAATTTTCATTCGAACTATCCGCATAATTACCTAACCAAACTTTATCAGTAATTTGATTACTAAAATGAACTTTATAATAATAATTTAATGTAGAAAAAGCTATAAAACTTGATTCTTTTTTTTTACATCTGAATTTATTTTTAGTATATAACGTGTCTATATGATTAATAATACCCATATATATATATTTAGATTATATAAAAAAATTGATATAATTTAGAATATATCTATATAAATATAATAATGTCAGGAAAGGGCCGCGGAAATACAATAAAACTAGTTAGAAATAACCATTTAATACATTGTTATATTTATAAAAATGTAGCCCTATTCAAAGGAGATACATATGTTTATAGAGGTTTATTTAAACGTAACGGTGGTAATTATAATAAAGAACAATATGGCTATGTTGTTTCTATTGAAAATATGGATAAAGTTAAAAATGAAATCTCTAAAATGGTGTCCGGTTTTATTATTTATAAAAAACCAAACGAAGAACTTGAAATAGAAACATTGCCAACTAAAAATTTATTAATTGACGATGAAATAAAAAATGTTAGGTTTTATGAAGATGCTGACGCAAATTGCGCTAATAATACAAGCGATAATTTAACTATTTAAATGATAGTTTTGACTGTATTGTTTCAACTATTTTTTTATGGTTTCTTTTACTTTCTAAATAAGTTTTACATATTTCCAATTCAGGATTTTCATCACATAATTTATCCAGTTTATTATCTACATTTATAAGATTTGTTTTTCGTGACAAATACAATAAATAAATCAATATTATTAATATACTCCACCATAATATTTTAGAAATATTTATAAAAATAAAAATAGATAATACAATAATACCTACAATTAAGTAATTTATATTTACATTATTTTTTATATAGAAAAAAATTTTATAAATTTCTCTATAAAGATTCATGATATATACATATTTCACACAAAAAAAATAGTATATAACGCATATATCATTAAATTATGAATATGAACATCACTTGCTCTTTCTAATAATAAATATATATCATTATAATATTTAAATGAATTTTTTTTAATAATTTCACTACTTAAAATATAGGTTGAAATAGAACTAAAATATATATTACTATTTAAATCAGCATTTATTATTTTGTTCCATATCATTTGTGTTGAACTTATTTTTGGTATGTTATTAATGATACTATCTATTTCTAACCAATCATCATTAGCTGCTGGAATTAAATCTATATTATTAATACAACTTAAATCAACATTACGTTTGTATGTTTTAAGATTACCAATATTAAAATATCTATCTATTAAACACCAATGCTTTTGATTTATATAATAATCAAGTGGAAATAATGGTTTTCCAAAACATACAAATAAATATTCAGGCATATTTTGATAAACTGTTAATATATTATAAAAAAAATCTTTTATTGATTTTGTCTCAACTATCTTAATACCAGGATATAAATAGGATGTATTAGATAAAAATAAAATATTACTATAATCAATTGTTTCATATTCAAAAATAGTTTGTTCTATATCTGTAAAATCTTCATTTATATTTTTTATCGATAAACCTTCATTAAAAGTTACAATGTTTTCTGGTTTATAATATGGAAAGAGAGATATACTAATTTCATCATAAACAATGTAAAAAAGACTACTTTGTAAGTCTTTTAATTGAAAATATTCTTCAAAAAAAACATTTCCATCTTCTTTTATAATTAAAATTTTGTAGGTATTTAAACATTGAATTTGATATAAATTATCTCTATTTTTAATTAGTTTAAAATAAAATGTACGATTTGAAACTGATATAAAAATTTTAAAATTTTCAATTTCAGGAACATTTCCTAATAAATTGTTATTATATTTATCAAGAGCAATTACAAATTTATCACATAAATTATTTATTGTATTAATATTCATTTTATATCTAATATATAAAAAACTAGTGCTTATTCTTTTATATAGTATAATGAATGAACAAAATAAATATTTAGAAAAATTTTATAAACGCAATATGTCTATAGATGAAATAAAAAAAACGTATACAGAACCAAAGTCTGTTATTGATAGTCCATCTTTAATTCAGTGTGAAAATACAATATATTATATGACATATTCTCAAAAAATATTTTTGTGGTTATTTTTATGTGGAATAATATACAAAGTTAGTAATTTTTTTATATAGTTCTCTCCTCATCATGAACCCACCAATTGACCTTATTAAAACGAGTATTGATTATATAGATAATTTTTATGAGTATTATTTCAGTGGATCTATTGAACATAATGTGAAACTTACACAATAAAAAAACACGCAGCGAAGATAATTATTGGGTTATGAATTAGGAAAACTATAGTATTCAACAACACAGCTTTACTGATTTTAGAACTTTAAAAAACTACACATGAAATAGCATGACTATGACGAATTTATTTTTTTAGTTTTGACAACATTCTTTCATTTTCTTTTTTCAATCTATTTAAAATGTCATTTGTATTTTCGACTTGAGATTTTATTATACTTTCACATTGTTCTGGCATAATACGATTCATTTCATAATTATAGTTAGTTGCCTGGTAAGGAGAGGTTGGTTCGTATTCACCAGCATTCATTTCATAATTATAGTTAGTTGCCTGGTAAGGAGAGGTTGGTTCGTATTCGCCAGCATTCATTTCATAATTATAGTTAGTTGCCTGGTAAGGAGAGGTTGGTTCGTATTCGCCACTGGTATTCGGTAGTTTAAGAATATCAAACAAGGACAATATTGCCTTATTGAATAAATCATCCAAATTTTCGGTTGATACAATATTAACCGGTGGAGTGGCTACCTTTGGTGGAGTGGCTACCTTTGGTGGAGTGGCTACCTTTGGTGGAGTGACTACCTTTGGTGGAGTGGCTACCTTTGTTGGAGTGGCTACCTTTGGTGGAGTGGCTATAGTTTTAGGAATAATCCTAGTAGGTTGCGTGCCACGTGGTCGAATAGGAATGGGACGGCCATAACGTTTTGCCTCATCATATTCACGTTTAAACCGACAATGGTCGGGCGTATGAGACATATAAAATCGTTCATCCATTTTTCCCCGAAAACAAAACATACAACGAATTTCTAACGGTTTTTCACCACGATTTTCACAGTATTTACCAGTGTGTCCATATCCCCCACACCAGTTACAACGGGTATTTTCAAGTATTTTACAATTTTCTTTTGTATGACCCTTATACACACGTTCATCCTTCCCAATACTTTGGCAGTATGTACATGTGTCATATTTTTTAAAATGGGCTTCTATCTCTTCCTCGGTCATTTTTGAAAAATCAACTGGATGAAGCGTTATTTTAATTTCACAATCTGAATCCGTGTCTGAACTATCTTCATCTTTGACAGGTTTATTTTCTTCAACCGACATATTAGAAAATCCTTTTTATATTTATTTATAGTTCATCAATCAAATTTTTTATAAATGATTCATTCGTTTATTTAACGTCTGGAAACTTTACGGCATCTGCTTGTAGGCTTATTCCACCTACAATTATTAGTATCATCAACATTAGGGTCATAACTTAATACACATCTATTGACTGAATATCTAGAACCTGTTTTTGTTTTTATGTTATAATTTTTTTGAACGCAACCATTTCTATTATTATAATATGTTTGAATAGATTTAACGCTTTTTCTAGGAACGTCTACACTTTGTCTAGCTGTAACAGATACATTAACTTGAGTTGGAAGGGGTGGTTGAGCTGTAACAGATTCATTAACTTGAGCAGGAGGGGTTGGTGTAGGAACAGATATGCTTCCAGCCTCAACTATTTCATAATATTTGTTATCTACTTTATAATCATTACTATCATTTAATTCATCCCATTGACTGAATTCTAGCGTTTCAAAATCATTAGTATCATCCATAAAATCTTTCAATAAATTTTTAAGTTGTTCATAAGGTAAAGTTTGAGTAACTATTATATTTAAAACAAAATGATAATATACACCAAATAATGAAGTACTGCTATAAGATAAATCTAATTGTTTTAGTGAGACAAGATCTATATTTTGATATTTCACACCGTCATCAACATTCCTCTTTACAGTATCAAATGAATCAAACATAGCATGTTCTTGTTTTTCATTAATTTTAGTTGTATAAATTTTACCATTATTGTTATAAATATCCCGACGATTTTCAACTATATAATTAAAATATATGCTATATTCTGTTGGAGCACCACCCTTTTGTCTTCTAAACCTGTTTCTATTTACCTTTCTGGATTGTCTATTACGCTGATGGGTGCGTCTTGAACGATTTACTAAATTACTCATATTTTGATTATATTCTATATATATATTTTTATTAAAATTTATCGCTAAAAATATTGTCTTTAGTAATACATTTTTTTTAAACTTCCAGGAGGGGTTCTAATATTTTCTTAGATTTATTAGCTTTTATACTATAAATATGTCTAACGTCTAGAAACTTTGCGGCATCTACTTGTAGGCTTATTCCACCTACAATTATTAGTATCATCAACATTAGGGTCATAACTTAATACACATCTATTGACTGAATATCTAGAACCTGTTTTTGTTTTTATGTTATAATTTTTTTGAACGCAAC